TGTCAATTCCCATTGCCAACGAGCCTTGTGGTGTTACTGATCTAAAAGCAGTACCGTCATAGTATTCCATTCTAGTTGTATCTTCGTTAAAACGAAACGTTCCTTTTTCTGGTGTTGTAGGTCTTTCTGCTGTAGTACCAGATGCTGTAGGAATTCCTGTTGATTTAGCCTTTAAAAAATATCCCATTTTTAAATACCTACGTACGAAACTGTAGCATATACTGATGTCGCGTGTGAGCATAGTGCTTGTATTTTATCACCATTTGATAATACAATTTTTTCAGCACTTAAAATATATGTGTCTTTGCCATTAATTGATAATTCTTTAATTATTCTATTTGTAGCATCTGCTGAAGTGCTTTGTGCTACAAGATGGACATCTATAGTTCTTGCTGTAGCATTATCATTTGTAAAAAATATTGATGTAGTTGCCGAGTCATTAGTGCTCGTATAAACATCTGTTATGCTTGTTCCTAAAGTTGCTTTTGCTAATGCCATTTTGTTTTCCTAAAATATTAATCCGTATACGATTGCTTTACTCTTACTTACCATTTCTTGTGCCGAACCCGATGGTGCTTGAACGTAAACTCCTGTTCCTCCACCGCCCGGTGCTTTGGCATATACTAATGATTTTCCGCTTACCGCACTTGGATCTGTTGTTTGTGTTAATCTCAAAAGGCCATCTGTGGTAACATTTCCAGTAACATCTAAAGTAGTTGATACTGTTGCCGCTCCAGTCACTGCCAATGTTGTACCATCAAAAGTTAAATTCGCTTCACCTATTAAAGCATTTGCCCCGGTAACTGTTGTTATAGTATTATTTGTAGAGCCAGATAATGACATTCCCGAGCCTGATACCCCATCCACATATGCCTTTGTAGCCAAGTGTGTTGCTGATGTAGGTGTTCCTGCTGATACAGTAGTTAATGAGGCGCCTTCTTTAAATGTAAAACTATCAATGCTGTCATCATACAACATTGTTACATTTGTTTCTGACCCTCTTTCAATTTCAATTCCTGACGTAGTTGCTGTAACTCCAGCACCACTCTCGTCTTTGTTTAAAACAATAGTGTTATCTGAAATAACAGAATTCGTTGTTTCTACACTCGTAGTAGCACCAGTGACAACAAGGTTGCCTGCTACTGTGAGCGAATGTGTTGTTACGGTAACATTAGAATCTGTACCACTAGTACTAATTTTATAATGTCCGTCGAATCTTTTCTCTGAAATTTTTGCCATTTTTAATTATCCTTATACATTATTTATTTCTTTTTCAAACTGTTCAAACGTTATTTCTCTGTGATTTGAACATTCTTTCCATTGTTCTGGCACAAAATCATTTAAAGCGCCTATTCTAGCAAAGTTTCTATCTGAATATTCTAACATTATTCGTCTAATTTGATCAACCCAGTTCATATAATATGTTGCGGCCGCTGTAGCAGGTTTATAAGCATTTGTGCCAGAATAGATATTATTAATATCATTATCTCTGTTACCAACACCCATTAAATCAAATCCCATAAAATAAATGTATCTATTTCCTTCAAATCCAGCATAAGTTAACGCAACTGGTCCACTACTAAAACCCCAATTATGTTCTATTTTTCTACTGTGTGTATTAGTGTAATCATATTCTTGCCAAGGTCTATCTGTATGTGTTTTAATAATACGCCCTGGCCTGCGTGTATAAAAAGGTATTTTAGCAGGAATGTTTTCTAAGACATCAGGATTAATTTCTGAAAGTTCTATTTCTTCTTTCATTTTATCGTCAGTAGCAATCAAAACATCAGGAAGAAAATCCCTATATAAAGCATTACATCCATATATAGTTCCTTTACCTCTTAATGTATTTAAATCAAAATGTGATCTTGACAGGCCGTTGCCAATTACAAATGCTTTATCCATTATATTCCTTCAAAAAAAATGACTGCTAATAATAGTAATTAGCAGTCATTTAGAATTACAATTTTCTATCTGAATTAGATAGCAACGATTGTCATTTTGTTAACAGCAGAGTCATCTGAAATAGACCATGTGTATCTTACACCGTCAAAATCAGTACAAGATCTGTTGTACATTTTTTTGATATTTTTATAAGTTGTAGTACCGTTAATTACAGCAGAAATAGACATTTCATCTGCCGCTAAGTTCTCAGATGCTTTATCAACTAGTGTACAAACACCTTCGTTACCTGAATCATCTTTAGCATCATCAACTAAAAATTTGTTTGATGATCTTTGTGATTTAATCATTCCTTGTACTGAAGCCGAATTTGAACCTACTTTACAGTTAACATTAATGTTACCTGAATCTGTATCAACTTCACCAAAGTGTTTTTTATTTACTGGACGTCCCATTTTTTTCTCCTAAGTTACGTTTTAAGTAATACGCGGTGGGTCAATTCCGCATAAGTCCACACCATTTGTGGCACGATTTTTGACAGTAGTATTTATCTAAATAATATACTTTTTAACAACGTCATAAACACATTTATGACCGTAAGCATTTAGTTTTCGTTCGTTAGTACAATCTTTATAAAATGATCCAACGTTTGTTAGTTCTGGATGTTGTTCCATTACCCAACCCCAGAATTGATTTATGTCGCCTCTGTTTATATATGGTATAACAATTAATTTATCTGTAGATTGCTTGTGACTTTCTTGTATAAAAATTAAACACTTTTTATCCTGAGACCAATTGTTTAATATATCATATGTAAAATTAGATTGCCATTCACAATATTCTTGTGTTATATGTGGTCCTAGACTGTCTGTGATGTTATGTATAGGGCCAGTGACATCCCAATGTAATGACCTGTTTGAAGATGGCATTACACTAATAAAAAAGTTACTTCCTATATCATTCTTTAAAATTGTACTAGCATAATACAACGGACTAATTCCTACACTATTTAAAGGATGTTCTAATATAGTAGGTTCAACCTTTAATTCCTGTGCCAACAACTCCCACCAATGTTCTTCCGGCTGTACGTTAAAGTGATTGTATTGTCCTGGACTTGCTATTAATTGGTCGCCATATACTATAAGTTTATTCATAATAGTATTTAATCATAAAAAAAGGTAAACACAAAGTTTACCTTTTCTCTCTTACTTTACCGTGAGTAAAAACGTGTGTATTAAGGCACAACCCTAAGATAAGCAAAATAGGTAGGACTTGGTTATACCTACAACCCCATAACACAGATACCATCTGAAATAAGGGAACCTAGTTCCGCTCGGTAGAGCAATGTGATCCTTAGTCTCTCAACTTTGAACCTGGGTACCACCCCTAACTAGTCTAGTTCGACGCTCTGGTAAACGCCTCTTCCTAGCACTATAAACAAAAGTTAATTATTCTTTTGTTGCTATGTTACTAATATAGCAGACTTTTGCTATGTTGTCAACCTTTTTTATTTTATTTTTGGAGATTTTTTGGCCAAAAAGAAAGGCGCCTAAGCGCCTTTCTAAATACTTCTAAAGTTCGTTACTATTAAGCAAACGAGATGTTTGACATAGCAATTTCGCCCAAGTAGTCACCAGCATTACCAAGTGATGATGCTGTGTTAGTTAATTCAACATAACCGTATCTAGTCATGAAACCAACTACTGGCTCTAGTGTATCAGGGTCTAAAACAACACCTGAAGACATTAGAGGAACATATGGACAATAGAACGCAGCCGCGTCCGCTTCGCTTGAACCTTTGTAACCAACTAATACAGATGAGTTATCAGCCGCATAAGTGTCTACGTAGATTTTCATAGCGCCATTCAAAGTACCTACAAACTTGTTGTTTGTTGGTGCTTCAAAAGTTCCTTCAGTTGTTCTTGCGAACGCTGAAGTAGAAGCAGATTGTAGTACTGTAAGAGCTTGTGGAGAAACCACAGCCCAGTTACCAGCACCACGTCTAGTTCTTTGAGCAATTTTATTTGCTGTTCTGTTGATCAATACAGCCAGAGCCGCATGTTCGTCACCAACGTAAGTAGCAGTACCGCTTACAGCCGCTTGGTTGTAAGTTTCTTCAGTAGCCGCTAGTGATCTTAAAGAAGTTAAAACCTCTTGGTCGATCTCAGCAGTAATTTCTTGTGCCAATGCGGCCATAATTTCTGCTTCAACGTCAATACCGTGCATAGATTGAGCATCTTGAGCTGATTCAAATGTCCAACGAGCTGATAATTTACGAGTTTTCGCTTCAACTGGTTGCTTTAAGATTTGAATGTTCAATTTCTTACCTGCGGCACCTTCTAACGTAGCCGTAGAAGCACCTGCTCCTGGGTTAGCGTCGTTACCTGAGTAAGATTCTGCAATCTTGAACGGAGATAATGCTTCGTCACCAGCCGCGATGTTTGTAGCACCACCGGTTGTTGTGTCAGCATATCTGACTCTTAGTGTATGAATTTGACCTACTGGACCTTGCATAGGTTGAACACCAACGATTTCGTTAGCGATAACAGTAGGCATAACACGTCTGATTACTGGTAGTATCACACGATTTAGTGTAGCAACGTTACCGGCTGATGTAGCGCCAGCAGTTGCAGCCTCTTTTAAGTATGAGCGGGTGTTCTCTAAAACAACACTCATAGTAGATTTAGAATTTCCTTCTAGACCTTCCATAAGAGCCGATTTAGTATCGTCCCAACGGCTTTCAATTAATGTATCTGACATTTTTATGTCTCCCTTTTAATTACATTCCAGCCAATTTCTGAAGAAGAACTATGTTGCCTTCGTCAGCGGTTTGGCTGTGTTTAGTTTTATTTCCAGTAACTTCTCTACGATTTTCCGCTAAAACTTCTTTCTTTGGAGCCTCGTCCTTTAGTACTGCTGGCAAATATTTGTCGTATGCTGATTGTATCTTATCAGTTGCGACGCTTTCGAGTAAACTTTGCATTACTTCAACCTGCTTGTTTGCTAACGGTTTCATTAATTCATTGAGTTTTTCTTTTCTTGCGATACCCTCGTTAATTTGCTCAATTCTTGCCTTTTGAGCTTCAACTTCTGTAGCAGATGCTTCTGATTTCTCAGTTGCTTCTTTTAATTGCTTGTCTTTGTTAACAATTACTGCTTCTAATTCTTTCATTACTTGATTTTCGTTCAAGTAACTAGTAGAATATTCAGCGGCAAATGTTTCAAACAATTTGCGACCAAAGTTGTTTTCACGAGCCTGTTTGATATCTTCTTTCAGTTGAGTTAGTTCGTCTCTCAAAGTACCAGTTACGGCTTCTTTGACAAGTTTGCTTGATTTTTCTACAAATTTCTTCTTGAGTGTATCAAGTTGATCTTTTGCCTCAGAAACTAATCTCACCTTAGTTTCCACAACGTCTTTCTTGTCTTTGTGGAATTCAGTGATTTCAGATGCTAAGTTTTCTATTACAAACTTTTCAAGTTTTTCCATTGTAGCAGACTGTGACTTACGGTCGCTTCTTAGTTCATTAATTTCTTCTGCTAATTTCTTAACTAGGAAATTATTAAACTTTTCAGCGGATTCAGTCATTGTTGTGTTTAATTTAACACGATCTTCTGCTAATGCTTTCTTTTCAGCAATTACTTGCTCAATTTCAGCACTTAGGTTTTCCGTAACCATCTTATCGAGAGCCTCAACCATAGTTTGTTTATCATGCTCGTAACGACCAGCAAACTCCTCGCGGAGATCCTGAGTAACTTCTTCACGAATTTCTAATAACTTGGCATCCCAAGCCTCAGTAATTTGTGCTCTTGTTTCCTCATTTACTAAATCGCTGTCAAGCAATGGTTTGATGACTTCTAACATATTGGTCAACTCCTAACTTTTAGTTCTTGGATGAGCTT